CTGAAATGCATTATTAACAAATCCATTTGCCACAATACAATCTGCAATCAATCTTTTAAAATCGGCATTTTTATTAACGAATTTATTTGAAAAGTTAGTAAGGATACCATCTGTAATTGAATCTACAATTGTCTGCACTGCATGATTTCTTTTGTCGGCAGTCATATTCATCATTGAATTAAATATGTTGGTGCCACCAAGAACATTAGTTTGTACAGAACCTGCACTATCAATTACATTTGCTTTTTTACTAGCACTCATATCATGCACATGTAAGTATCCTATTACTTGGTTATATACTCTAATAGGAACCAGTTTACCTGCATCAATATATTTAATATAAGAGCCCTGAGTATTAAACTTTTCAGGTTTAATTTCATTTGAAAAAGTTCCATCTGGAACATTATTTATTTCATCTTCAATAACTCCAATACCACTAAATACATCTTTGTAACTAGAAAGATTTTCTTTCATTAGATCCAATGCGGAGTATCCTTCTAAAGCATCTGCTATAACATGTGAGTCTATAATATTAATGTGATTAAATGTATCAACTAATTGATTACGGATATTTTTCTTTTCATCATCTTTATATTCTTTACCAAGACTCTCAATAGCAACGTCAATAATTTTCTTATTATCATCACTAAATTCATTGAAATCAATTGATGAATAATTTAACGCAGCTTCATTAGCCGCAAATCCTTGACCTTTAAGTTCTTTTACATTAAATCCTTTATCTTTTGATTTATTTGCAGACGTTCTTGCAATAGAATTATTTACAAGTACGTTATTAATAATTTTCCCTTCTTTTCGAAGCTTATCATATTCTGCAAATAATTCTGCATATGGAATCATGTAAACATAATTAGTACCAGAAACTAATGTTTTCTGGTATACAATATTTTTAAACTTCTTAAGAAGTTTTTCATCTCTTTCAATTCTTTCAATTTCTGCTTGAACAGTGGCCTTTTCTTCTGTTGTAAGAGTAGGACCAAATTCCAAGTTTCTACTAATTGAAGTTGAAAAATCATCTGAAGATACAATTGAATCAAGTGTTACTTTAACCGCTTCACCAATAGCAGGTATAAATTTTGTAATAAATTTAAGGTCTGCTAATTCAATATATCTATTTTTATACATATCTTGGAAATATCCAAATAAGTCTCCAATGTTTTCTGTAAATAATGAATACCCATCTATATTATCTGGATTAGCTCCTTGATGTTTTGCACTATCTTTAGCCATTGTAGTTACAAAATCAATAATACTACCTTGGGAAATACCTTTTGCAAGATCTAATTCCCCATTAATAATTTCTTGAATTCTAGCATCTTTTTGAGAAAGTAATTCTCGCTCATTATAATTAGTATCTATGGTACTAATTAATTTTTTAGCAGCGACATCTAAGACACTTATCTTAGGATCAACTTTATTTTTCTCTAAAGATTTATTATTTTTGGCCATTAGTTTCACCAACTTTCTATATATAGAATGATTAGAATAGATGTATTAGTTAAATGTTAAAATCGCTAAAGAATTATAAATAAAGAGAAGATGCATAGCATCTTCTCTTTTATTAATTAATAAGAGTTCTGTTTACCTGTTCCATCACCATAGTTGTAAGTATATACATTACCTGAAGTACTCATATATCCCTTATTGTTAGATTCAGGACTGAAATCAAGGTAATTCCACTTAACTTTAGAATTGATAGTATACCAGATACCAATGTCATTGATAGCAGGAGATTCGTACTTTGTAGTAGCGAATTCGATATCCATCTGAACATTGTCTCTGTTACCAGCTTCATAGTTAAGGTGATTCTTAGGAACTCTACGAGGGAAACAGTGTGCAAACATACAGCAATACTCAGGTGTCATACCAGTAGGATCGTATGTTGCATATATAAATTCAGCGGTGTGATTAATTTCAGAATATTTTAAACCGTCGGCACCTTCCATAGCACCATGATAGTGTGCAATACCAGATCTAATATCTCTTACACCAGTTACCCAAGTGTCAAGATATTCACGAACAGGTGATCCTGAAAGTTCATATACAGAAATTGTAACTGATTCTGTATCATCACGAGCAGACTGAGGTGTTGAGAATTGCTGACCATTAAATCCGCCTTCGAACTGTGTAAAGTCAACAGAAATATCACCAATACCATCTATACTCTTGTAACCAGTTTCAATATATGTTTTGAAACTTTTTGTCTGAGTAGGATATTGCTTACTCATAAATAAAGGTGGTTTATGCAAGAAAATACGAGATACTCCACGAATATAAGGAGTAAACTGATCAAGATTCTGATGTGTTACATCAATACCACCAAGGAAGTATGAGAAATTCTCAAATGTCTTACTATTAGTATTTACTTGTATAGAACCATCACTAAATTTTGTAGATGTGCTCTGTATAGTTTTTGGAGCTTTTGTAGCCATAATCAATTACCTCCTTTCTTAGTTACTTGCACTACGATTAACATCGATTTCGATGATCGTAGTTTTAACAAGATCTTTGTGAACCATCTCAACGTAAAGATGTAAGATTCCTCTTTCAGCTTCCCAAGCATTCTTATCAAAATATGCTCCAATGCTACGAACCTGTGCATTTGCATATTTATCAGCAAGACTTGACATAGAAATATTGAAACGAGCAATGTCTTCAGCTTCACTAAAATCGTATTCGTTCATAGCACAGATTTTTTCACAGTCTCTCTTAACATCTAAAAGAATTAATACATTATTCATTTCGCTTAATGCACTCATCTTAGACTGAGCTGTGTTCTGCATAGAACGAACAACTACCTGATTCTGATTATACTTAGCAACGTTACAATGCTTTTCAGCAAGTTCATCAAGCATATCAACGTCAAGATCGTCATCAAATACAGGATATATAGAATCATTGATATGACCAGAAATTATACCAAATTTATTACCAGCTAATGGACGGTGTTTACCGTTCCAGTTGTTGATATGAATAAAGTATTCTGATGCTAACCAATTTGTTGAAGTAACTGTAACAGCCTTCTGTGTATAAGGATCACGAACCTTCATACAATAAGGTTCAAATGTACAAATTCTATCATCAATTAAGTCATCAAAATTAGTATCAAAATATGAACCAACAGATGCTTTAGTTGTGATATTTAAACCAAAGTCAAGAACTGCCATACAGTCTGTTCTCTTTTTAGCTAATTCGTAAATTGCTAATTTTGTATCAACATCGAAATTAGCATCAAAGATAAATGTTGAAGGGTATCTATTCTTTGATTTAATATTTTCATCAATTTCGCCTTTAAAAGCTTTCTTATATAATTGATTTAAAGTGCCCGCTACATATTTACCATCTTTATCTGTAGAATCTTCTTCGATTGTACCATCATAGCCACCAAATAAAGCGATTCCGGTATCCATATTTACATTAACAGCAGTTTCGCCTTCAGCAGGAGTTACTGTATCAGCAGATTCTATAACAAGGTTAGGTATAGTATTATTGCGAACATATTTATCAATACCTAAAAGAGCATCGAAATCGTTAATTGTAAATGTTGTATCAGGTACTGCAATTTTATATGCATCGTATAAGGCCTTGAAACCTTCTTCATTTACATATATTGCAGTATAATCTGAACCACTTACACTATCATTCAATACATCTTCTGTGTAAATTGATGCTCCGTTATAAACCGCATCAGGAACAAATGCGACATTGTGGTTTTCAATCTGTTCAAGAATTGATTCATTACGGAAAATCTGGAAATTATAGTTTTTATAGTTGTTATTTTTATCAGTTGCAGCATCATTAGTGATTCTGAATCTGATATTTTTACCCCATTCACCTTTACCACTATAAGCAATAGTGAACAGTTTTACTGCAGTGTAACCAGCTTCATCAGCGTCATCTGCAACTGTACAGCAACTATCTAAAGTAGATAAATCTGTAAGATCTGCGTCACTACCTTTGACAACAAAATGTACATTGAGATTTTCTCCATTAACTTTGTACTTTGCAATCAATGTAGCATTTGAATATGCAGCATCATCAGGAGTTACACGTAAACAGTGAAGTGTTGCATTTGAGGAAGTTGCAGCTCTAGCTGCAGCATACGCATTTAATAAAGGCTGGCCATATTTTGAATAAGGACCCATTCCATACTCATTTACAAATTCGGATAATCCGTTTGTAATAGTTAGGATTTTTCCATCTCTACCTCTAGGAGAGGAGAAAACAAAAAGTCCGGATGTAACAGTACCGCCACCAGAAGGATTTTCATTAATAACTTCAGTATTATCATTAATATGTGTCTCTATTTTAGGACGAAACATACTACCTTGTGGGATAATCTGATAAGGTTTTGGCATTTTACAAACCTCCTTCATATAATTAAAAAATAAATAGTTTTATTCAAATATTTTATTACGTTGTTAATAGATTTTCATTTAGATTATAGAGTATTTTATAAAATTAAAAATAAAGAAGAGACGATATCGTCTCTTCTTTTACATTGTAATAACCTTCTCAATTGGTGATTTTTCTTGTACTGTGCCCTCTTTAGACATCAATAATGAAGTTGTTAATTTTTCTGCAAATCTTTCAAATGCCATTGAAGTCATTACAGATGAATATGCAGAAATCTGATTCATACTAAGCATAGTATAACTATGTGGGTCAATCTTCTTTTTACCTACTAGTTTTCTAAACTCTTCATTAGTATTATCAGAATCTCTACAAACTTTAGATAATATTGCTTGTAGCAATACTGGTGGGATTGCAGCATTTACCCCATTAACTTCAAAGTTCTTTTTCCAAGTAAAATAAAGTTCATCATATGATAATGATTTAGGAACTTTACCAGCCATCACAAGTTTTGTAAACATTTCAGCATTATCAGCAGACTGTTGTGATGCTGATGACATTAAAATATCACCTTTATAATATTTGAGAACTTGATAAGTATCAGTAACACCATTTATTGTAAGGGTTTCTTTACTTGCATTTCCAGATGGGAAAGTTTCAATTTTATTTGGATAAGCTAAAGTTTTTACTTTAATTTTATCTCTTTGAATACTCGCATTTTCATCGGAATCAAAAAATCTCATATAGAAAATACCTATTGTAGTAACACTCTCACCTGTTTTATATGCTAAACTTGATGGAGAAGGATCTTCATTAGGTCTATCAAATAAATCGTCTGGAATATATGCTTCAGCATATGGAGTATTTATGAATATATATTTTCCGTCATTTAGAAGTACATTTGACATTAGAATACCTCCTTTTTAGGTTTTCATTCTATTCTTTAATCAAATGTTAAACTTATAAAAAATGTAGATAGTACCAGAATAGCACTATCTACATTATAATTATTCGTTTTCTGAATTAATTTCAGTATTCTCAACAGGTTGAGAATTTTCACTATCTTCCTCAGTAGGAGGAATAGCTGTATATTCTTCACATAACTCCTTACGTTTTTTAGTTGGAGTTTTTAATCCAAAATTAACTTTATAGTTAGGTATCTTAATATCTTTTTGTGCATCTACAAAGGTTTTAATCTTTTCATGGAATGTAATAGCAATTCTAGCCATGTATCCATAACCTTCTTCAGTAGAGGCTTCTTCAATATCGAAGATATTATTATACATATCTGCAAGGTTTAATATAAATACTTTTGCCCAAACATCTCTAGATGTTTTTCTTTCAGTATTCATGACTTTTGCAAGAAGTCCCATCATTACATAAACCGATTTTGCATCATCATTAAAAGCACACATCAATCTTTCATATAAACCATATATAATATCTTCACTAAAGTATCTTACTAAATCATTTATAAATTTAGCACGATTATTAGAATTACAGTTTCTCAAATCTCTTCTAATGTTAGCTTTGCTGCTAAGAAGATATGAGTCTAATTTAGTTGAAAGATATGTTAAATCTAAACGATTCTTAAATGCATTTATAACAGTTTCCATTTTTCCTTTATTAAAAGTATAATTCATTCCTTCAGGATCTAATTTATTAACTTTACCTTCCATTAAATGAATCATTTCATCTGTAAGGAATTTAGTGGAATCCATTTCATCTTTATGAGCACTTACTATTTCAACAAGTTTTGAAGATATTGTCTCAAGCTTGTTTAAATTATCTTCATAGTGAGATTCAAAATCATCAATAGATTCAAGAAAATCGTATTTTTCCATTGCATTGATTTTCATTAATTCTCTATTAGTTTCATCATCCAATCTTAAATCTGAAATTGCTTTCAGCATACTCTTACAAGATTTCCATCTAGCAATCTCAACATCAATTTTCTTTTTATATGATACTGCTTCAAGAAAACTTAGAGAACCTAATTTTTCACAATATTCATCAATATCACCAAAATCAAAATTTGATAAATCTGATGTAGCATCATCTTCATCAAGAAGTTCTCTAGTAGCTTCATCTGGAACTACTAAATTTGTAAATGCTTTTGATTCTTTTGCATACTGCTCATTATTTCTTTTAGCCTCATCATAACAGATATGATTATGTACTCTATCAGGAATCTGTTTGTCATAATCACCGTTTACCATACCCATTGCAGCTTTCATTTCTTCTGTAAGTTCAGAATTAGAATTTGCCATAGCCATTGCTTTTAATCTTTCAGCTTCTTCTTCACTTACTGTAAATGAACCAGGATTGTTAGGATCAGTTTTGACAGATTCAAGTTTGATACCTCTATTATCCGTCATGTAATTAGGTAAATTATTATTTTCCATTTTTAGCTCCTCCTAATATATTTTTTATTCATCAACATCATCTGAAATATCTGTGTTAACATGTACTTCAGGTTCAGTTGTATTAATTTCAGCTAATTGAGTTTCATTTATAATCAATGGATTAAATGATAAGTATCCTTGCTCTTTGATCTTGAAAATTAATTCAAAAGTAATTTTTGATCTTAAAGCAAGATTTTCTTTATATATATTAGCAAATACATTTGCAAAGTCTCCTGTAAGCACTCCAGAATCCATTAAGTTTCTTAAAACTGCTCCAGGTACATATTTATTGTCAATATACTCAAATATTGATTCACTGTCCATCATAGTAAATGTATAATCAGTAACATCATACATTGATGATACTATTGCAGCATATTTAGGATCTAAAATCTTCATATTAGTTGCAGTAGATACATCTTTTGATTGAATAGAATCAGCAAATGCATTAAATAAGTCATCAATATTTTTACTAATGTAATTATTAAGTGATTTAAGTATTACATAAAATATATCCAGTACAAAGAATTGATATAAGCACATTGTTAGTGCTGGTAGTTTTCCATAATTAGTCTCAACCCAATTCATATCAATTTCAATACCAAATTTACTACATATAAAATTAATAATGGATAAGCACACATTTTGGAATCTAGTTCTGATAACTTCTTTATCATCTTCATCAATACCTGCAAGATTCATAACTCTCTGATATGAATTGTATAAAGGCATTAAATGATTTATTTGTAAATCAGTATATCCATCATCAGATGTAATTTGAGATTTAAAAATTTCATAAAGATTTTCCTCATCAAATGATTCCAATATATTAGCTACTTCCATCATTGTATCAGGATTAGTATAAGACATTATTTTCACCTACTTTACATTTTGAGTCTTTTTTATTTGCTTTACATATATGTCATATCTAGGATATATTTTTAATATAACAAACATCAAAACTTTAAATTAATATATAATGAATGAAAGGAGGTCATTGCATATGGCTCAAATTTTAAATTCAGAATATGATACTTCTGTAGTGTATAGTGATGAAAAAGTTTCTGAATCACAAATGCTTGTGGATCAATCTACAATGTCAGCTGAAGATGAGGGAATGTTTAAATCATTTGCTAATCAAGCTGGTGAGTATGCTAAGAGAGTTAGTAAAAAGAAATTCTATGATTTTAAAACTAAAAATAAATCGTTTCTTGATTTATATCAAGACTTATATAGATTAGGAGTAAAAAATAACAAGTTCTTTTTACGTCTATATGATACAGATTTACAAGGCGTAGATGTATATTCTCCTGTGCTACCAAAGGAAATGCAAATAAAAGTATTTATTGAATGCTTAATTAATCCATGGTATTGGTTACGTGAAGTTTTAAGAATTCCTGTCGATGGTCTTCCAATTGAAGTTGGTGGAGGAGTACAATATAAGATAGATAGAAATAACGTTGCTTGTTGGTATCTATTTCTAAATGGAATAGATCATTATCAATCAAAACCCCGTCAGCAAGGTAAGACACAGGATTGTGTAGCTAAATTCAATTATGCATATCATTTTGGTAATATGGCATCTACGGCATTATTCTTTAATAAAGACCAAGATCAAGCAAATATGAATTTGTATAGATTAAAATGCCAAAGAGATATGATGCCTGCATGGTTACAGATGCGTGCTATAATGAATGAGAATGGTAAATTTGATAAGGGTATTGATAATACAAAGAGTATTAGAAATCCTGTAAATGGAAATACAATAATGACTATGGGAAAAGCGACTTCAAAGGAAAGTGCAATGAAACTAGGCCGTGGTGCTACTGCAGCTCTCCAATATTTAGATGAATTTGACTTTATTCCATATCAATTAGAAATTATGAATGCTGCTTCATTTGCTTATTCTACAGCGGCAAAAAATGCTGAAACTCACGGAAGTTTATATGGTAGAATACTCTCTAGCACACCAGGTGATCTTGATATGAGAGATGGTGCTGCTGCAAGTGAATATGTTACTAAAATGCTTAAGTGGGAAGACCGTATGTTAGATGAGCCCATTGATAAATTAAAAAAGATAATTAATGGTCCTAGCTACAACAGATTCGTGTTCGTCGAGCATTCTTGGCGACAATTAAAACTTCCTATGGAATGGTATGAGAAACAATGTGGTCTTGTTTCATTTAATATGGAAACTATTATGCGTGAAATTGAATTAAAGCGTATTCATGGTTCGAGCAACTCGCCATTTAAACGTTCTGATTTAATGTACTTAATGAATCATCAATTGGAACCAATTGCAAAAATCGATTATAGTAAAAATCTTTGTCCTATCATGATATATGAGAAAATAAAGATGAATAAAGTTTATATATTATCGGTAGACCCATCGGAAGGTTTGGCTCAAGATAATAACTCATTTACATTGATAAATCCTAGCACACAAAAAGCTGTAGCGGAATTTAAATCTCCATATATTAGTCAACCTGATTTATGTAGATTATGTTGCAAATTCTTAGATGAGTACTGTCCTAAATCAATGATAGTTGTCGAAAGTAATAAAGGTAGAGAATTGATAAACTGCTTTCTGGAAACTAAGTATAGATATCAATTATATTATGATGATGGAAAGCTTGGGGACCAGGTAATAGAGAAAACTGATCCATATGGAGCTCTTAAACGAGAAGCAATGCAAAGAAGAGCATATGGTATATGGACAGGTTCAAATAGAGCACAATATTATGCAATATTGGAGAATATTATGGAGGAACGCAAAGAATTATTACTTACTCCATACTTAGTAGAAGATGTATGTGGTCTTATCAGAAAACCTAACGGTCGAGTCGAAGCAGCTCAGGGTTTGCACGATGATAATATCATGTCATATTTGATAGGTATGTTTGTCTATCTTCACTCTCCATATGAAAAACTTGAGCAATATGGAATTCGTAGAGGTGCAAGCGATGATATTACCGACTACGATGAAAAAGGTGAAATTACTGAAGAAGGCACATTAAGAAAGTTAAAAGAAATGCTTCCAAGTTTACCTGATAATATGAGAGAATTAATTTCAGGCGCTTTCAAGCAAAAGAATCCTGTAACCGATGCTGAAGCATATTATAAAGAATTACAAAATGCTAAAAGAATAAATGCAGCCGAAATGGCTACAGATAATGGTATGGGTGGAGGAGCAACCATTACTCCTTCAGCAGCACCAATGGACGATGCTTTTTGGAATCAATATGATTCAGGTGTTTGGGAATCAAATTTCCTAGATGATGGTGGTAGTCAAGGATTCAATATCGAAGATTATGTAGATTGACAAAAAATATATAGAACTAGATTACTCTAGTTCTATATATTAATTATTGATTAAAAACTGAATCAAGTAAAGAATCAAGTGATACGTAATCATCATCAGATTCTTCTGTTTCATCATCATTTTCACAAGCTTTTGAGCTGCAACCTTCAAGTGATTCAGGATCATCAGAAGGATCGTCATCTTCAGGTTGTTCACTTTCAATTGCTAATAATTCATCTAATGCTGATTCTAAAGCTTTAAAATCATCTTCAACTGCATCATCTGCAATTTTTGCAATATTCTCATCTTTAGAAGTTATATCAGCAACTATATTATCAGGATTATTATCATCCATGATAGCATTAATATCATCATCGCTAAGTTCAATGTGTTTATCAACTGCAGCTTCAAGAGCAAATTCAAAATCTAATTCAGCATCAATATCTGATTCTGTAACTGAATCGAAAATTGGATTAGCCATTGCTTCTTTAAGTCCATCTAATAAAGACATTTTATAATCCCCCTTTCAAAGGATAACAAAAAATTCGTTTTATTTACATATTTACAGTGGTTGTTTTTAAATTTATAAATAAAGTCCCATATAATATATTATATGGGACTTTTATTTTTTTATCATACTTTTATAATTGAATTATAACCTAAAGATTTTAAAGCAACCTGAGTTTTAATAGCATTTGCTTTATTTTTATAAGCACCTACCTGTACTTTATATAAAGTAACTCCTTTAGCATCTTTTTCAGATTTTATAATTGTAGAATAACCTAATTTCTTAAGTTCTCCCTGAAGATTAATAGCATTTGCTTTATTTTTATAAGCCCCTACCTGCACTCTATAAGGAGCACTACTAATTGTAGCTCCAGGAGTCTTTGTATTTGTGGTAGTTGTTGTAGATGTAGCTTTTTTCTTAAGGTTGCCACGTCTAACTATAACTTCAACTATAGCTTTAGCACACTTCTTAGCAAAATCTTCTGTAAGAATTACAGGAACGTCAGTTTTACTATCCATGTACCCCAATTCAAGAAGAACTGCAGGCATTTTAGTATTTCTCAATACATAGAAATTAGCTGTAGTGTAGGATCGG